AATCAGGAAATACTTCCTTCATGCGTTTGTCAATCCTTGTATAATAATCTTCCGATTTTGGATCAACATTTTCTTGTCTAACCAGTTTCTCATGGATTCCATAAGCAAAACTGGTCATTTCGGGATCGCTCCCAAACCATTGATTTTTAGCCTGCCAAGCAACCGCGTCCTCATCTGGTACTGGCACCTGTCTCTGTTGTTGCTGCTGCGCATACTGCTGTTGCGCGTGTTTCTGTTCAGCCATTTGAGCATCGTAAACTGCTGCCTCGTTGTATTGCTCTGCACTTGCAGTATCCATTGTTGCTCTGGTCAACGCCTCTTGTGCCTTAACCATTTCTTCAGTATTGCCTTGCTCGTAAGCCTCTTTGTATTTTTGCTGTGCCGCTTGGGTAGCAAAGGCTGCTCTTTCTTCAGCCTGTTTGCCCAAATATTGCTGACCATCTGCAACCAATTTATTTAAGCGATCATTCTCAGATTTAACGCGCTGGGCATAATTAATTGCTTCATCACGCAACTTTGAAGACTGTTCCTTCTTTCTTCGTTCTTGATGAAAGTCGTACTTTAGTTTTTTAATGCGCTGTTTTGCCAGCTTGCCTACACTGGCTATTTCCTGATCAACAGCCTCATAATCAGTTTTATCTTTTTGATCCTTTACGCGCTTATCTTCCGCAGGAATCTCATCGACAACCTCAATATCCAACTCTGGTTGGGCTTCGACATCTTCATCAGGCTTGGTGCCAATCTTTGATTTGATTCCCAAAAATTTCTCTTCGGAACTCATGCCTATATCTTCTTGTATTGTTTGTTCTGCTTCACTCATGCTTTTTCTATTCCCCTTGGATCATCGACTACCGCCTCAACATTGTCGTCATTGATGACACGAATCTCCTTGCCATGAATCTTGATACGAGTGCCACTAAAGGCACGAAACAAGACAAAATCCCCAACCTGACACCAAGGTCCGGTTGGAAACCTTGTTTCATCCTTGTAGCAATCAGGTCCCATTTTCATAACGAAGCCAACTATACTAGAAACTTCCTCGTAGTGCAGGGTTTCCTGCGCCTTGAGAATGCCTCCTTCAGTCTTTTCTTCCTTATCAGGGATTGCAATTAGGATTCGATAGCCAGTAGGCTCTGGCAACTGAGTTGCCTGTTTCTGTTCAATATTGTCATCAATATTAAGAGCGGTTTCCATTGTTCCTCTCTTTGCGTGGAAAAAAAAGGGTTTCCACGTTCCCCTTTAAATTCAGCACTTAACCGAAAATAAGCACCAAACTAGAGTCGCTCTAGTTCCTCCACAATGTCAAGAAACTCGCGCTCTGCGAGGGCTAATCCCTCGATTACGCCTGTTTGATGTTTGTATTCATCAAAGTCAGCGCAACTTCCAGTAGCAACATTATCAGCCCTGTCATTCATAAGGTCTCGCAATTTCGACTTAAATTTGTCGATTAGCGAATCGCCAATAAAATCGCTTCTAGCCATCATTATTACCAGATGTTATGTCAGATGCAAGTTTAGCAGCAATCTCTGCTGCTTTGGTTGCCTCTTCACTGGTTATCTTCTCTCCCTTTGTTTTCGCATCAATTATGTCGCTGATAAGTTTTTGTTCCAACCCAGACTCGGCAATTTTCTCCTGCGATTGAATCCTTTCAATCTCAATGGCATCCTTGGATTGAGCTTTCTGCATATCAACCTGAGCCTTCATCTGATCCGCCTGTGTCTTACGTTGTACTTCAGCTTCCTTGATGTCAAGCTCACGCTTCTTGGCTTGAATCAATGGGTCTTCCATTTGTTCCTGAATCTTCTGTTGCTGTGCTTCTATCTGCTGTTTCTGCAACAATTTCTCGGCTGCCCCCGCGACCAGTGTGGAGAGACGCTTCTCAATACTTTCAGGCAATAGTTCACCCAATGGTGGCAATTCTGTACCCAATTCCATTTCAATTTCTGATCGATACTTGAATGCCAGATGCTCGCGGATATGCGATTCGACTGCTGCCTGCAATTGTTTCATTCCCTCTGGATTGCTTGCACCAATTTGTTCCAGCTCAGGGTCTTGCATTGCAGTCATGTGCACTGTAATGTGCGCTTCCTGATCCTGATACTCAAATGCCTTGACTGGTCTGCCATTAATCATGTCCATGTTCTCGGAAATCGGATCGGTTGGTACCGCCTCATCGTCAGGCGGAATAATCTTGTCGGCATCCCGAATGCCCAGTGTGTCCAGCATTTGCCTGTGCAGTTCTGGCAGGTTATACATTTGTGGCGACTGCGATGCCAATTGCAACGCAGCCTGATATTGCATGATGCGTTGTGCCATTGTTGCTGAGTTCGGATCAGAAACAGGCATAACATCAATACGATTATCAAAGTCTTCTATCTTTATTCCTGCCTCTGGTTCAACCTCATAGGGATATTCAGGTGAAGTAAAATCCTTGATCACATTCACCAAGATGTTAAATTCCTGTCGCATGGAAGCGTGAAGCCTCGCTTGGATAGCACTCATTACTTTCATGGTGCGCTCCAGAATTGCCAATGTGGTACCAACAGGGGCTTCCTGTTTCATATCGGCTACATTGAGATCGGAAGCACTGGTAAAACGTCTGCCTTCCTCAACGATGTTACTCAATAACTGGTACAGGACTGTTGATGGTTCCTTGTAGGGTAGGAACGAAATATTGTCCCTGATTGCCCCACCGGGAACATCAACATCCCGAAACTCACCGGGCATGATGGGGGTGTCATCACCTTTAATCCTCAGTCCTCTGGACTTCAGACCGCCGGGAAGATTCGATAAAGTACCTGCGTCTACCAATTGTCTTAACAAAGAGGTGGCTGATTTTGCCAATCCGCCAATCAAATGCACCAGCCCAAACCCATAAAACCCTATTCCGGGCAAATATTGGTAGTGTGCAAAATGCTGGCGCATCATTCTGCTTTCATCTTCTTCGTACCAGTTTCTGCGAACCGAGAGCACAATCTTGCTGGAAAGGTCGATGGTCACGACATAAGGTAAAGCAATGCCTGTCTCACTTCCAGTCTCATCTGTGTCTTCAAATCCCTCAAGGTCTATATTGACCATCATTTCCAATAATGTGTAGCGATTGTCAAAGTCATACGAGGACCTGTCTCCTGTCAGCTCATCGTATTTCTTTTTGATGTCATCAGGATCAGGGGAAGCATCAGGGAGTTCAACATCCCGATAAAACCCAGATACCTGCAATTTACGCACATCATTGGCGTTTTTCTTCATTACATGGGTAGCACGATCCGCCATCAGCAGGTCGGTTGCCCCATAAGATACAATAAAATCTTCTGCGGGAACGAAAATCGCGCAGGGTCTATTCATGTTCGGGTCGTAATACACTTTCCTGAAAGCTGATCCAGCCAAAGGCAACGAGAATAACAGCTTCTCGGTCTCTGTCCTGTATTCGGTCATCTTGTCGGTCAACAGGTAATTCATGTAATTCTGTACCCGCATCGCCTGCTTTTCCTTTTCCTTGGTATCCAAACCAAGAACCTTGGTATTAACTGGTCCAGCCGAAGGAAATATCTCGGTAATCGCTTGGCTCTGGAAACGCACCACCGCTTCGGTCAACATCGGGTGAAACACCCCACAAGCACCGGGCCATGGTAAAGTTCGGTCTTCTAGCTTCAGCCCAAGCTGGTCAAGCCCTTTAACATAGGTCTCTTCCCACTCACTGCGGGAATCCCGATCCCCTTGGTATTGTCCGACCAACTCTGAAGACAGTTTCTGTAATGCATCCTCACTCATCTCATCGGCAAGGTTGGCAAAGAAATCACCGCCTTGCTCAAACGCACTGGGGTCAAAATCAATAAGCATCCCACCATCTTCGGTTTCCATTTCCAAAGCATCAGGTGGCATAAGGTCTATTTCCACTCCTGCTTCAAGCTCCCCTTCTATCGGGGTTGCTGGGGTTATTCGTTCTATTGCCATAAATTAGTAATACTCCGCTTTGCTTGGGTAAAAAGGTTCATCTTCCTCGTCAGTGTAAAGGCTGACGAATCCGCCCTGACGAAATCGTAACAGGGCTTGGGTACTGGAGTCCACCAAGTCATCGTGTTCCGCATTCGGAAACGCTGCAAATTCCTCGATCACTTCCTCTGCCCATCGGGTGTCTGGTGCCCAGACTACGCCAGTGGCAAACAAATCCGCCACCGCATTCACTCTTGCAATCTTGTCATTGCCCCTTGATGGGCTAAATTCAGATACTGGAATCCCCATCTGTCTCAATTCAAAAATCAGGGGGGTACCCGCGGCTTTTGCTTCAACCACAAAGGCATCGGGTTCATACTTCTGCCACATCTTGTAGGCTACTTTTTTCAGTTCTGGAAACTCCAATCGTTCCTTAAATGCATCCAGTAGAATCAAATTCGGTGCCTTCATACCATCCTCGTTGTCCATATAGAACACGCCCCATGTGGTACAGGCTGAATAATCCGCCCTCTGGGTTTTCAGGAACGCAGTATCCCATGACTGGATCAAAAACT